GGTTCAAGAATGTTCTTCTCAAACCAATACACCTTGCTTTGGAAAATACGACCAGCAGCATTTTCAAGTTGCTGCACTTCGTATTTGGTTTTCTCTCCCGGTGTGCGAATACCCATAGCCTGTTTAGGAGCACCTGCCAACTCTTCCATGCGATTCATCAGTTCATTAATCTGCATGTCAGCTTGCAAGGCAGTGGCATCAGGACGAAGGAATTCAACATCTCCCTCATCGCCACAGAAGATGTTAATACCGGGGGCAAACTCAAACTCTTCCACCGTAATGCCTTTAATCTTGGCTACAGGGTAGGCAATCTGGTCAAACACATCGGCCTTAAGGTTTTCAAGATGGTCAATTCGATATTGCATTCCCATCAATTGATCCAACGGGCCTTGTGCCCACAAGTTGTCAGGGCGCAAACGCCAGCCACAATGGAAGAAGGGTTTATTGCCGAGCCAACTCTTATTGGGCCTGTTCCTAAGAACCCACTTCCTATCAATGATGGTAATGACAACATCTCGATGGTAGGTGCTAGATTCACGATCCCAAACATCACCCCAATACTCAATGATTTCTACAAGATCGGATTTAATGTATTCTTCCAAACTACCAAAACCATCTACAATGAGACCATCGCGTTTCATCTCTTCAGGATTTTCACGATAGGAAGATCGCATTTCAAGAGCTTTATTAATCACTGCCTTATTATATCCAAGAGTGGGTTTTGTTTCCACATCATTCATCAAATCCCCCACACTTTTAAGCATGCGACGGATAAATGGAGTGGTTTCAAAAGATGTAGACAACGGATTTATAACTACATCTAAAGGGTTTACACGGAAGGCTTTAGGGCCAGTGTAAAGATTGATAACATCACCAGTGTCTTGATCTTTCTTTGTTTCATTGACAAACTCATGGCCTACAAATACATTACCATAATCAATGTAGTCATAAATAAGATTGCTTACCAACAACTGAAAGTTAGAAGCCTTCAACTTATTTTTCATGTAGTTGATGATTGCTGTGCGCTTCTTAGCAATGTTATCTGTCTTTTCTGTACTCTCCCAAATAAACCAATCCTCAGATGGAAATAGTGCAGCCATGTAGTTAGCATGCAAATTATCACGTATCTGAGTGAGCTTTGGAGTGACAGTGGAGTTTTTCCAAGGGAGTTTCTTATTCTCGGTTTTACGAGTGTCTGTTGCAAACAAATACTCTCGCAACTCCTTCTTCTCATCTTTCCAATGTACACGTGCAGTGTCCCATCGTACCCAATGGTCTGTAATGTAACCAGCCAAATATTCCGGCTCATATTCACACATTTGAATGTTATCTTGCATCATCTCTCCTAACTAGCTACGCCGCCGAAACGACTTGAATAGATCACTTTGTCATTACTTCTACGCCATGTCTTATGTGAAGCCATTGGTGGTTTTGCTATTTCCACCACACTTGCTAAAGCATCTTTAACGTCATCATGTTCAGGGTTGGACATTAACAACTCCTCCTCTAACACTTGACAGTTACCACCTTTATAATGCCACATTAATCTATTAGAATAACGTGGTTCTAATATTGCACTAATACGTTCTTCTTTTTTCATATTACGTGGTGGATGATATTCCTCAATTGTAAATAGAATGTTTTGTGTCCTCATATAATCTTTAAATTGAGATACAATCATTCCTTGAGCTTGTACCACTTCAGCACGTAATTTTCTAAACTTCCATTTCTTATAAGAAGAGGCTACCTTCTCATACATAACACTTATTTTATTTGTTTTAAATCTATCAATGTCTAAAATATAAATGTAATTATCTTCATCTATTCCTATAACAACAATAGCAGTGTAATCACTAGTGGCATTCATTGTAAATGCAAAGTCTATAGCAGAATAGACATTTAACATCTTATCGCCAATGTACCAAACACCACTTACATTCTCAATCTTCTCCCGATCATACCATTGGAAGTTGTCTTTACTCATATATTGAGTTTCAACAGCATTGGGATTATTATAATATTGGGCATAAAACTGCGTAATGTCCAAATATTTGGCCTTCTTTCTAGCCAATTCCCTCTCATCAAAGCCAAAAGTTTTACCATCTTTACGACGTTGTTTAGGCCATAAAAACTCACCGTTAGTCTCTACTTGACGTTCAAACACTTCGTACACATGCAACTCAACATCTTCATCCTTCTCTTCCTCAAAGAAGGTTTCAGTCATTTCCATCAAGTCGCAATATAAATCTTTAGGATGGTAACGTGTACCTACTACCCACTCTTTAGCCCCTGTAGTTTGAATGGAAGAGAGTTGTGAATAGGTTGCCCTAACCAACTCCCTACCCGTCTCTGTATAGGCATTAGAAGGCACTACAACGTCATCCATCACTGCTACGTTACAATGTAGACCAGTCATGTTAGCTGTAAGGCCACAGGCCTTTACAGTGGCATCTCGCACACCTTCTAGCTTACGTTTAGGATGGTCAACACTTATCTCATCCACTGCCCATCGTTCACGCTTGTTTTCATTCTGATACACCATCTCAGCCCAGTAATATCTGTAAATATCACTAGTGAGAATGTCTTTAATGCTTTTAAGTTGTTTCTCTGCTAAGTCTGCTGTAGCACTTACATACAGTATTGTAGTCTCAGGGTGCTTAGTAATGTAGTGTGCTACACGATAGGCAATGAGGGCGCTCTTTTGGTGATCCCTCGGAAGTAGTACCAGTTGGTTATCTTTGGCATCTTGTCGTTGCCACCAAGCACATAACTCTTCATGTACAGCACCCAAAATACGGTGCGGAGCAACGAGTTTAATGAATGTGTACAAGTCATCTTCAGCAGCCTTTCGTATTAGAGCCTTGTCCGACTCTGTTAATTTAGCCATTAAGCCATCCTTGCACTTTTTGTACGTTTAAAACTTCTATTGGCACTCTTACTCTGCACTCGCAAATTAGACCGCTTATTACCACCACCTTTAGCAATAGGTGTTTTATGGTCTACATCTTTACCATCATGCTTTTCTACTCTACCCTCTTTCATCAATTGGCGACGAGCAGCATTCCGCATAGCACGTGACTTCTTTTCACGTGGACTAGCTTGAGATACTTTGTATTCTTCTTTATAATCGCGCTTATAATTTTTAGATGAAGGCATTACTTCACTCCGTTAATTACTGATAGGCCAAGACGTTCCATATCTTCACTTATACGGTCAGACACATCTTTTTGTTTTTCTTCTTCGACTTGTTTTGTTTTTCTACCCTTACCGTAGAAATGTCCTTCGCTAAGATATTTAGCTGCTGCAGTGCCGTTAGGAGTTGTAGATAGTTTTTCAAGTTTTCTAAATGCTGCACTCTTAAGTTTGATAGACACCTCTTCAGCCCACTCATCCATTATTGGTTTAATCTTTGGATGGTTGCGGATGAGGGAGTAGTGTTCCCAATTCCCAATAAGGCACATGGCTGTTTCATATTCTGTGGGGTCTGCAATGTCAACGTATATCTGTTTCCAATCTTTACGTAAACTCCATAGGGGAGTGTAGTCCCCTCTAGAGAATTCGGAAAACAGAGATAGCACAACTCTTCGTCCATAGGAGTCAACAACCTTATCCTTTATTGTGGAATAGTCAAACTGCTTCACTTCTTTTTCTTCTTTTTAGTTTTACCTGCAGCACTAAGAGCAATGGCTACAGCTTGTTTATTGGACATTTGCGGATGCTTTTTCATTTCCATCCGAATGTTTGCACTGATTGTCTTTTGACTACTTCCCTTCTTTAGTGGCATTGTCTACCCTTTCTGTTATCTCTTCTACTTCACGTATCATCCCTCGCGGAATCTGAAACCTACGACCAACAGTACCATCTTCAATAACACTGCTAGTGATAATCATTCCTTCAGGCCCATCATACAACACCACCCCAATAGTAAACACCATACAAGGCGTGTATTCAAAAGTGTCATTGTCATGTACCACCCAAACATCTGCATCTACGTCACAAGCATCTTCCCATTTAACAATGACTAGTTTCATTAGTAGTTCCTTGTTCCAAGTTTGTCTATGATTAGAGCTTTGTTCCTAGGAACATCTGTTTCAGTGTTAGGCACACTGATATGCACCCAAGAATCAAACTCCAAAATGATTTGATCGTATGGAAGTTTGGCAAGGATGCATGTGCTAATAACTTGTTTAGGAGTCATTCCCGGCACACGAATGTCTGCTGCACAACCAATACGATGTTGACTAGTATCTTTACTACCCACTGCATCATTTACTTGCTTATTACGAAAACCAGAATTTATCATCACTGGTTTACCACCAAGTGCTTCTTTAACTTTTTCAAGGAGGCCAGCCAATCGACGTAGATTTGCTACCTCTTTATCTGAGGGAGTGTTGTCCCATCCATTACGAACACCAACATCTGAGTGTGTCAACTCTTCTAAAGTGAAGTGTGGAGAGAGATTCATTTCTTCACTCCCATAATCTTTTCAAGAGTGCGCCCACCAAAATAAAAACTCATAATGAGCATACCCCACTGTCCTAACAACTGGACATATTCCTTATTCACTTCTACATCCCATGCAGACATAAGTCCGAACACTGTGTATGTAATTAGGATGAACACCAATGTAAGAGGGCGAATGTTTTTGGACAACCATGAGTCTGAACCCATATCAGCTTTGAGTCTGTCGGTTAGTTCATGCTGTTCAGAAACATCCGCATTAAGCTGTGCTAGTTCCCCATTCTGCTGCATCTCAAGGAGTTTGAGTTTAGCTGCTTCTGCTTGTGCAGGATCAGGGAAAAACTTATCTACAAGTTTACTACCAATGTCTAATATTGCTGTCAATGGAAACATAACTACCTCATGTAATAGATGCTAGTGAATACTAATATCATTCCAATGCCTACCACTGTAAATACTCCTACAATGGCAAATAAATCCTCGCGCTCTTTCTTTTTACGTTCAGCAATGTCTTTAGCAAGGCGAGCTTTGCGAAGTTTCTCTCTAGCCTCTTGATCTTGTTCACCAGCTATTCTATTTCTCTCAGCGCAGAGTTCTTCATACAATTCCATCTCACCCTGCATCATAAACATATCTTTTAGCTCTCGCTCAAACTCTCGCATTTGTTTACGATGCATAACCAGTGTGAACGCTTGTGAGAGAGCACTTTCATGCACTGCTGCTTCTTTAGGGTCAGTAGGTTTTGGTAGAGCTTTAGCAATTTCTGCTTCTTTAGCAGCTTTCTCTATCTGTCCCTGTGCTTTAAAAAACTTACTTAAATCATCGTAACAATCTTTAATTTGATGGCCTACACCAATAGCCTCTTTGACAAAAGCTACACTGGTTTTTGCAACAGCAAAAGCTGCACCAATTGTTACGGGATCAATCATTTCTTTTTTTTATTCCTATTAGCAAACGCCCTAGCTTCTGCCTTATTAGAAAACCCCCATGCTTCTAGAGCTTTCTTAAGACGAGTGGGTCTACCCTTCTCATCTTTTAACGGGCCATCCATACCGGCAAATCTAGCGGCAAATGACACTCTACGTGGATTTGTACCCGACTTAACAGGAGCTTTTAGATTACTACCCTCTTTGCGTTTGTAATACTCTCGTCCTGCTTTATTAAGTCCACCATTAGGATTTTGATATTTTTTAGCTGGCATTATTTTAACATCTCACTAATAGACTTACCTTTTACCATTTCCACAATACGCATCACTGTCCACACTAATGAGGCCAATGCTGCAACTTGAGGAAGCCACCCTGCTACAGTACCAAAGGCAGTACCTACAGCAACCCAATCTATCCAATGTTTAGCAGTGTCTGTCATTGCATATCAACATAATCAGGATTGTTAGGCCATGTAACTTTCACTGTTACTTGCAATGCAGAAATACTTGGGGCTAGATCAATCGCAACAAGAGTCATACTGGCAACATCTCGCACACTCTCTCGCCACACCATCCATTCAGGTTTGTACGTAGCATCACGCATATTACGAATTTCCATATAGTCTGTAGATTGTAATAGACTATAGGCTTGTTGACGAATAGTGTTCTTCCATTGCGTTTTAAGAACGGCCAAATCTTTAGGAGTGTTTGTATATGTCAACACTCCATTATTTAGTGCGCTAGTTACATAATAGAACCCATCATCTGCAGGAGAGCCTACTGTTTCTACTTCCACTAGCCCAATAGCAGATTTTTCTGCAAGAGAGGTACACTGCAACCAATTAGCAGGGTATTGCACTTTATTAATAGTGAATGGTACACCTTGAGTAATGTATTTATTTTCAGTTGTAGAATAGAACATGATTACCTCGCTCTGCTAATCGTAAAGGGGTTTTCTGCAAATGCGGCGTATATGTATGTGCCACCTGAAGTATTCCAGTTGCCATCAACAGCTCTGATTTTGAATCCATTAGACACAATGTCATAGGTTGCGCCACTGCCAGTATCTTCTGTGTTTGAGGCATCGGCATATAACATTTGCGATCCAACATTGTATGGACTGCGAGAGGTGTCAGCGATTGCCCATCTTGCGCCGCCAGCATCTGTTCTCTTTACCATCACCCAACGCGGCCTAAATCCGCAATACACAAAAGGCCCGTCAGTTGACCCGTTGCCAGTGTAAGAACCAAACGCGCTGTATCCTGAGATGGGAGCAAAGCAATAGGCAACATAGGTAGTGCTATTAGTATTTGTCATTGCTTGATTGCCAAGCGTGATAACTGTGCTATTTGGGTTTGTTGCGTTCCATAAACTACCAGGCCCTGCGGCTTCTGTTGTTATTGCGTTAGTTGTACTTAATTCTAATCTTGAGCCTCCGGCCATATACGGCAAAATTTTAACCGGCCAATCTGATGTTGCGCTTCTGCTTTTTACAATTACCATTCCCGGCGTTACGCCTAATCCGTGTCCAACAGTTGCTCCAACAGTTCCGTTACCAGTGTAAGTTACAACGCTAAAGCCAGCAGTTGTATTTGCGCTTACCGATGAGGTAATGCTACCTGCGGTGTTGGTTACCGCAGTGCCGCCGCCTTTCCATTGCCAACCTACATAGGTTGTGCCGTTGATGTTGTTTTGATTGTAAGTTGTATTTCGTCTGGCACTAAACCCACTGCTATTGAACGCACTGATTTGATTGCCCGCATATTCTGCCGCAGTTGTGTTGCTGTTCATTTCATTTCCAGCGCCACGGACGGAATCAGCAAGCAAATGGTAATCATAGGTAGAAGAACCTGATGTTGTTCTATCTTTTGTCCACACAAAATCAGGCTGGAATGAAATGCTATTTACCGTGTTTGTGACGGTTTGAGTATCGCCGTTTGCGTTGCCAGTTCCTGTGTAAGTCGTAGCCGCCATGTAGTTTGCACCGTTGCTGATCGACGGAGCGGTCAGGTTCTGAGTGCAGAGGGCTTTGAAGCCTGTGGGCGCGGTGTATGCGAAAGCGCGTTGACCGAAGTTGACATCACCTCTGTCGCTGTCGCCTATGCAGCATTGAAATTTAAAAGCTGTACCGCCCTGCGCGGAAAACGATGTGCCGTTTGTACCAGCCGAAGGACAGCCATTCATGTTGCCAGCAGTACCACTCCAAGAATTTGCTTTGCCAAACCAAATCAGTTTGTTGTCAATATCAACGGCAACTTGGATGATATCGCCCTGCGCCCATGTATTAGCAAAGTAATTTACTCCGGTTGATGACGAATTAACATACAGCCGTCCAGCAGGGTCTACTGCCGCGCCTCTTGGGTTGTTAGCGTCGCCACCGGCTTGATATTGAAAGCCTGATCCGTTTGTATTGAATGAAGTAGCGCACCACCCAGCAGTAGGATAATCGCCTGTTCGCGTTGTTAAAGTTATTTCTGTGTACCACTTACCGGAAGTGACAGCGATTGTGCTGTACGCGCCATCAACCCGTGTTGTTGAAGAACTAAACAAACTCAAGTTACCTTGAGTGATTGTTTGCGCGGTAGAGCTTGGAGAAACATCAATCGGGCTGAATGTTGGGTAATTCCCACGCACAGAACCACCCACGCC